CCCATCCATTTTTTTTGGTCTTTAACAAATTTTTTATATAGTGAATCATAATTCTCTTTCGTCAAAACATCAGGATGCTCTATGACTTCTTCTTGTATCCATTTCGCCCCTATATCAGCAAGTAGGGATTTGTTTTTCGTAACCTTGTTTAAAATTCTCTGATTTTCCAGCCGAAGGTCATTCGCCTGTTTCTCTTTGGATACAGAATCTAAAAAACCACCCAGCCTATTCATTACAGGCGAAATGACATTCATAGCTGACACATTCAAAGCACTTGTCTGTGGCAAAGTAATTTCAGGCTGTTTGCCTCTTGGTATTTTAATAACCATTTCTAATCCTATACGATTTATTCTGGGGCATTTTGTCCAACCGACCAGCGATCATAGGCCGTATAACTTCTGCCCATTCCTTCAAGTAAAGATGATCCAGCTTCCCACGCTTCCCTCTGTAGCAAACCAGCCAATTTTAAGTCAATATCCTTCAATGACATTTCAGCCCCTTTATTAATCCAAAATACTGTATCTTCAAGATTGGCAAGAACGGCATTTTTCTCCATTAAAGTAGATCCTGTATCGTGTATCACGCCCCTTGCTCCAATAGCGGCTCTTTTTTCACTCAATAGTTCAGATGCCCTAATATTCGCCTGTGTTACTTTATAACTTTCTCTTATATTAGAATGATACTTATCCCAAGCCGCCCCAGCTTTCATATTTTGCATAGTATTTAAACTTCCCATAAAGGAAACAGCCGTACTTGCCCCTATTGCTATCGCTAACCACGGCCAAGCCATTATTTCATCTCCTTCTTAATGGGATTTTGTTTCATTAATTCTTGCCGTAAGTCAAAATTCTTGTCAGCCCATTTCTCAAGCCGTTCCTCTAAAAATTTATTGTGAACTTTCATTTCCTTATTTTCCTTCTTTAATTCCCTATTCTGTTTTTCTACATCTTCCATTTAATCACTTGTCACCAATGTACCACTTATGCCAAGAATTGTCATAGGCAAAGGTTGGGTTTGCTGAATTGTAATTTGGCCTTCCCGATCCCATCCTAGATTTATCACCCTCTTATCTCCTGTAATTGGAGAAATGGATTCATCCATAAGATTAGCCGATGTTCTAAAGGGCATTTGATCGTCATTAATCGTCACACCCGTTGTTGACAGCAATCTGACCAAGACCTCGTTAAATCTCTTTTTTCTTCCTTGTGCAGTACCAGCCGAAGCTCCCGCCTCAATTTTCATTGTCTTTAGCGTAGATGTATATCCTAAACCAACTTCTATGCTCTTATCAGGGCTTGTACTTAATAAACTTACTGTAACAGCCCCGCTTGATACCGCTTGGGTGGGATAGACGGCATCTTCTATTAGAATCTGTGCTACCTCCCCCTCCAAATGATCTAATGAAGTTACGCTTGTAGAAGAACCATCTATAGTACCAGACAATGCTGAATCCATACTTAATGTTGAATCCAAATATTCTATATATTTAACTGTAGAGCCATTAATTATTCTTTCAACAACAATCCATACCTGATTTTCTGTTGTTTCAGAAATTGTAGATACGCTTTTAACCTTTGAGGCACTTTGGCTCACAATAGCAAGTCTTACAGCATCCGTGCTTGTAACAGTCAAAAGACCTAATCCATTCGGTGAAGTTTCTGTAATTGTTACTACGGCTGCTGCTGGATTAGCTACAGTAAAATCTGCGTGTGCATTAACCGCTGTAAAGATATTATCCGCTGTCGTATCATTGCTTTCATTAGGCCTCCATCCTAAAGTTTCATCAGGAGCATCTCCGCTTGATGCTTCGGAAGTAAAAGTAACTGTCGTGCCATCCGATTTTGTAAATTTTAATTTTGTTCCTGTTACAATATTGTCATAATCCGATACAGTAATGGTACAGTCTACATCCCTACCGCCAAGAATATGCCTGTGCCAAGCTACAACATCCTCTTCCCTTTGATATGTCATACCTAATAATACGCCATCTTCTCTTACTGCCCAATAAATCGCATCAGGCTCTTGTGCAAAATCTACATCATCAATTCCATCGCCTGTAATATGTTCTGCCAATAATGTCATATCAGGGGCAACATAAGCATCATCCTCAAATTTATAGGCAAACTCCCTTACTTTTTTCTTTTGTCTTTGAACAAACATAACCGCATTTCCAATTTGGATAGGCTGTGTTGTATGTCCGCCATAAGTTGTCTGTTGTGTAATTGTTACATTATCAGGCTTTAATGGTTCACCCGCTGGTCTGCCTACCCGAAACTCACCACCAGCCGTACCGACAATCAAATCCCTTGCGGGTGACAGCCATCGTATAAGATTTACCCTGTTAGCCGCAATCGTATAGATAAAGGCATCAGAGGCACTTGCATCATCCACGTCAAAATTCTCATACTCACCAGATTGGGATGCCCAAATCGTTTGGGGATAATCCGTAGCTCCAGCAAATACCAATCGCTGTTCATAGAATGATACTGTTTGGGGAAAACTTGTCGTATCCGACCAAGCTCCTAAAGACCAAGTTATACTACCTGATCCAGTTGCGGCTACAGTAATAGTCCAAGTAACTACTGTAGCACTTGTATAAGCTGTAATTTTTCCCCAGCCATCTCCTAGTTTTACCGATCTTCCTATATCCGTGGATGCGAATAAACTTGCCGATGCCGTTAAGGTTCTTCCCGTTCCTACTGTTGTGGCACTTGTTGTCAGAGTTGTAGTTGTTGTATTCGTATCAAGAAAAGGGCCAACCTGAAAATCAACATTCGCTATAGTCCAAGCTGTATGACCAGTTCTTGTTAGTTTTGTTGGTTCGTGAGCAGTATGAACAATATACATCGTATCCGCTGATTGGGTAAAATTCAAATCAAACACTTGGGAATCTGTATAGGAAGTAGCTATTTCATAAACTTTAGCCGCTGTTCCAGCAGAATCATAAGTTGTATAACTTCCTGAAGCTACACCAGATAATTCAAAAGTATTAGTTGTTACATTAGCTACTGTAAATCTTCTTCCATTGACTTCTGTCATTCCAACAACGCTATTAATCCAAACGTGATCTCCATTTGAATATCCGTGTGAGCTTGATGTAACAACTGCTGGGTTTGCCTTTGTAATTGCTGTAATGTCTTTTGCAGTTTCGGTAATTTGTCCGTTATCCTTAAAAAATCGAATATAAAGATTACCAAATTCTAGAACATAGGATTGGGTAATATTAAATTCAAAAGGAATTAATCGTACAATTTTTGATGAATCCTTAACTTCGCAAACAAATCGTGTACCTGATCTTCTCGTAGCTCCGCCTTGCGGAAATACTGTCATATTCTCTAGTGTTTCAACACCATTGGCATATTTTTTAAAATCTGTTTGACCAGCTAACTTCGGTGTTAATTCCCCAGCAGTAAAATTTGTTTGAAACGGATGTACTCTCGCCATCTATCACTTCCGAAAGTCTGTAAATGTTGGCGATACAAGATCATCTTGGAATCCCTCTTGCCCATCAACACTTCTAGCTTCCCGAAGTTTAGATTCAAAGAGTTTCTGCATATTTTGTTGTAATTGCACACTTCCCGTAACGGGATAGGCAAGATCTACAGACAATTTTGCAGTTAAGGTATCAATAAATAGTGAATCAAATTGAGCCGTATCTGTTATTCTAGCAATATATATAATCTTTGCCGTTCCTTCATCGGTTAGCAAAACTCTTCCCGTACCAGCTAGATGCTCTATCTTAAATACATAATCGGAATATTCCATTTCCAAGACACGCAAACAGAAAGGATCTGTAGGCAACGCATACTGATAGGAATATTGATAAAGCGGTGTTGCTGATAATTGCGATAATTGTTGTCTAGTGATAGAAAAGTTCCAAGGATGTGATCGCAAAACATCATCCCGTGCCTCGCTGTAAAAAGCATTACATAATCTAGCTCTTTCCGTATCATCCGTTAATGATACGATTGGATCATCACCTAATCTTCTTAAAGCATTTGCACATATTGAAACTTCTGTAGCCATATTTTCCTAATAATAACAGAATAATAGCAGAAGGGCGATAGTTTTTCAATCGCCCTTCACTTATAGTTTTTTAGATTAGTCGACTGCGTATAGTACGACCATCGTAATGTCACCAGCGACGGCAGTTCCTGTTGCCGACATAGTGATTGCAATACGCAAAGGAACTTTCGGATCTTCCGAAAGCCCTCCATCTTCCCATACAAAGTTAGCTATTTTATTTATATCACGAACTTCAACAAGGTATTCTTCTAACCCTGTTGTTACTGTAGTTGCCGCTTGAAACGCATCTGAATCAGTTGCGTAACAATCTTCGTCAATTACAGCTGCGGCATCAGTAGTTGTGCCGCTGATCGTATAGGCCTGTGGGCCATTATATAAGCCGACATTGTGAGTACCAGACCCACTATTTAGATCGTCATTATATATTCGTAAGCTAACTATTTTTGCGTTTGACGGAACTTGTGCCATAACAATAACATCATCATTGTCAAGATCACCCGTTCCCACAGCGATAGTATCCATCCAAACACGCAGTTTTCCTCCCGCACTAGCCGCTTCTAGAGTAGTTCGGGGCGTAGTATCGAGATTTGTTATTTCAACACTTTTTACTGTTGCCATTTATTTACTCCTTATTCGTTAGCAGCTATCTCTACCATTTTTTCTTCCTCGATACGAGTTGCACCGATTGTCATAGATAGAAATACCTGTGTTGCATAGTTCTTGTCAGCTCTGTCAGTTATCTTTGTCGTTATATCTGCTCCGAGAGCAAGTCCTATTGCTGATTTTGTAAACGCAATATTTTGTCGAGATGGTGTACTGTCCTGTCCTAATCTTTGTGACACAATAAATTTAAACCCTAAAAAGGTATCTACTTGTCCGCTGACTAACGCTTTTACAGAATTATAATCTGCTGACGTAATTTGAGTTATCGCCAGTAAATCTGCTAATTGTCCAGCCGCACACACGAAAAATCGTGGTTCGTCTGGATCAACATCTGCCGCATCTAGGATTTCTTTGGCATTTAAAAGTTTTGCAACTGTTAAACCCCCAGATCCGTGTGCTACTTTATTACCTGATGGTAAAGGAACTGACGTTCCGCCAGAAACTCCACTATAAGCCGTTCCAGTAGCCGCAGCAATAATGGCATCATCCATAGCTCTACCCATTGCCCACGCACCAGCAAGTGCGTATTCAGACTGAGGCGATATTAACATTCTAACTTTATCTTCGTTATCTATTAAATCTGCCCAGTCGTAATCATCCATTGATACTTTTCTTCTTGAATGAGGTGTATCCATTCTTGGTGTATCAGAATGACGTGAAGTACGCTTCTGTGCTGAAGTTGAGCCAATTCTTTCAAAGAAATGTGATTTGCCAGTAACTGTTTCAGTTCGGACAGCATCTCTTAATCGAGAACCTTTTTGTTGAGCTAGGTGAATAACATTTGCTTTGTACTGTTCAACGAAAGCCGTTGTAATTTGTACAGACATATTATCTCCATAGTTTACAAAGTGAAAGAATAGAGGATAAATATCCCAATGATAAATACCATATTCCGTAATATCGGCTTTTATCCTTTCGGGAAACCTTATCGTAAGACGATACGATCAATCGAATATTTAAAGCCGATCACGGCTACCTATTCGTTCTCCACTATGGGGCGAATTTGATAAAACAATTATAGCAAAAAAATTATTTAATTGCCATAAACTTTTTCGTGTAATTGCTTTACTTTTGCTACAGCGTTTAAATGTTCAGGACTACCAGCATTATGATAAGGATGCTTTGTATCAGAAAATATCTTTTCAATCTCTGCTTTAGCATCAAGCGGTGATACGGCCAATCTGTTATTTTGCGTATTTTTAGCCATATCTTCCGTAACCTCCTTGCCTAGTCTTGCGAATAATCGCACTACTGCTGGATGATTACCAGCTTCCGTATTCATTAAAGCCGTTAATTCCTCATCACCATAAACCTTCATAGCTCTTTGTGCGGATCTGACATTCTTATCATATTCAAATCCCCACTCTTTTCGCAATAAGGATTCAGTTTCGCCTTTTCCTGATTCAAGATTGCTTTGAGCCTGTTGTGTCTGGTAATTTATGGATTCAACTTGATAATCAATAAGTTTTTGTACCTGATCGTTATTCAATCCAATATTATGAGCTACAGCCTTAAAATTCTTGATGTTTTCATCTTGAAAATATTGGTTATGCGTATCAGGTATGCTGATTTCATACTGATCTGACTTTTCAGGTCTGCCTAGCTTACCATACAATTCACTTTTTTCTTCATCCGTTTTAGGAATTGGTATTCTACTTCCAAGCATTTTTTGTTGATGAATTAAGGTTTTTGCCGCAGATTCAACATCCTTTATATTTTGAATCGTTGGATCATTCTTAACCTCTTCTTCAAATCCTGTTCGCCAGTCTTGATTATCACTTGCTTCAGATCCTAGTATAGATGTTTCTTCTACGGGATTTTCTGTTGCCGTGGTCTGTTCATCAGCCATTTAGCCTCCTTTTTTTTCACTTAATAAGTTGATGATTCGCAGCACTACCGATCTTTGTCCACATTGGTAGGCTGTTTTATGAGGATTCTCATTAAAAGAATCCGTATTAAAATAGGCTGATTTTAAATCATCCAAAACTTTCTCTCCGTGAATAGTATTGAAAACTTCAAAATAAGCCCTTTTTAAACTCTTAATATCTGATTCATATGTCATTATGTAGGAATTTTTAATGATTCAGCTTGATCCATTGCTTCTCCCATCATTTCTTGTGCTTGAGGTGAACTCATTTTTTCAACCGCCTGACCAGTTTTAGCCATTGTATCAGCTTGTTGTTGCTGTTGTTGAGCTTCCATCATTTGCTGTTGTTGTTGTGCCTTTGCCTCTCTCATTTCTGCGACATCATCTTCACTACGCAAAATAGTTTTAGGAACGCCTAACAGTCTTGCCCTCATTCTAATTGCCTGTTCGTGATCTATAATATCCATAATACTCGGATCTATTTGTGCCACATTCATCGCCAGTTGATATAGTCGTTCCACAGCCACAGCCTCTTCCATTCTTTGAGAACGGGCAAGTGGGCCGACATACTCAATATCCATATTAGATTCGCTAATAGCCCGTGGAGGATCTACCAATACTCCGCCACGCAACATAATACCAAAACATCTTTCAATTAATGGATTTAAAAATTCAGTTTGGAATCTTCCCAAAGTCGGGCCAAGCAGTCGTTGCATTAATTCATAACGAACCTGAACTTCCGTAGCCGTCATTTGTGGGCCTTCCTGTAATTGAAGTTGATCGGAATAAAATGCCTGTCGGATTGCTGTCCGTAATTGATTTTCCTTTAAATCCGTAATCTGCCAATTTGATCCAATTTGCAATGGCTTGATAGCTGTATCGCTACGAACAACTGTAACTCCCGCTGGTGTCATCCTGATCCTTCCAATTACGCCATCGTCAGTAACCAATAGTGGCGGATCTATGGCTTTCGCCCAAGCCTTCAATCCAATTTCCACAGCCTTGTTTAAAGTCTTAATGTCAGGCAAGGCATTATAGGCTGGTGATCTTCCAAAAATTTCTCCCGTAGCCTTCGCCCATCGAGGAACTAAATATGGAAATTCATTGTATCCGCCTGTTCGTACAACCATCTTGTCCTCTTCACAAATATGACACGAATGAACGGGTAATTTTGTTGCTATTTTTCCTGTAGCCTTTTCATAATCTTTTGAAGGTTCTACTGCGTGAACAAAACTAAACTCCTTATCGGGTGATTCCTTATAGGCTGTATTTACATTATCACCTAGATTCTTTTCTCCAAATTCCTGTACGGCCTGTCGAGCCGTTAATTTATATCTTCTGTATAATGTATCTACTTGTCCTGATATATTTTCCTGAATATAATATTCTGCAATGTGAAGTGTATTAAAATGAATACCCTTGTTTGCAACACCTTCCTGATTTTCCTCAATGAACATTGCGGCAGTACCAATGGAACATAAATCCAAGTATAATTCGTGTACTTCCGTATTAAAATTTGAATCATTGAAAGTCGCATACATTCTACGAGCCGTATCTTCCAGCCATATCTGTACTTCCCTGTCATTATTCAAATCCTCATCCCGTAATTTTAATGAAAACCACGGCAATGACGGGGAAGTTAAAGTTCCCTGTAGACTTGCCGCCAAAAGATTATTTGCCGTAATTGCTGATGAATCATATAAGACATCCGTTCTTTTTGATCCCCTTGATCGTATAAGACTGACATCCGCCTTTCTTGGCATTACATAGTCAAGAATTTCTTGCCAATGGTCATTCCAATTAGACCGCTGGGATTCCATCTTTTCAATACGCTTTTTTACATATTCAAAAGTTGCCATTATGAGATTCCACCAAGTAAAGTCGCAGAAGTTTCAGCTTCTTCTGTAACACCAGCTCCGCCAGTCATTATTGTTCCATAATTTCCTGAAGATGCCAATTTGGTAAGTTTCTTTTTCTCTTTTCCCAACTTTTCTTCTGCCGCAGTTTCCTTTGCCTTTATTTCAGGATCTATTGCTGGTGGCATTTCTATGCTAGGCTTCATACCCATTTGCAGTCCTCCTTCAGTATTCCGTATATTGCTCCGTCAACAAATTCATCATCAATTTTCATAACTTTTC